CAGAACCAGACACTGCCCACGTAAATCCTGCCCAATCATTCCCACACAAAGCTTCAGACAACTCTATTTGCATATCACATGTGAGACCACGTGTCGAAGGTGTTCGTGTCCAGTTCAGAACCCCATTATGAACAGCTTGTGCCATACGAGCATTAAGTGCACCCAAGGGTGCTGTATTACCCCAAGCCAAATCCATATATTCTTTGTTACCTTCAGTAATAAAGGTCCACTTGTGCATGTGCTTTATTCGTGTATGAGCATTGCTTTTTTCAATCGAGTTCTTCCAAAATGTTATTTCTTTTTTCATTACAACTCCAATGACTGTGGATAATGAGACATACCCTCACGTTTATTTGGTTGGTTTTTAAGAATAAACAAGTTTTTAAATTTTTCATAATTAAAAAACTCTAGTAAATCCTCTTCAAACTGAGTGCTTATTCTAAATGTATCTATTTCAACCTTTCTCTCGTTTAGTTGTATATCTATTAGATTGCTTCGTTCACCTGGAATAAGGTTGTTCAGCATATTAAAGATCTCGCTAAAGTTATATTTCATCGTAAGAGTGTTTGGCTTTCTCCATGAAACAATTGTCATGTATTGTGCCTTTATCATATCCCTCAGCTTATCCTCGGTCATAGGAGTGAGTTCCAGCATCAGATCAACAACCTCATTTAGAATTTCACCAAGCTTCTCTATCGCTCTGTATTTGACATATACATCTGCTGGTATTTTACTTCCACGAAACATCATGCCTTTCGAGTCAACCTCATGTTCGAGATATTTTTTCATATGTTCTTTTACTTCATTATATATTTTTTGGCACGTAGGCATTTGAGATAGCTTGTTATAAAAAGTTGTATAATCAATAGTGTAATAGTGACGAGCAAAGTGTGCTACAAACTTACTTATATTGAGAATGTGAAAACCAATCAGAAACTGAGTGAATGCTTGCATATCAGTATAGTCATCTTTAGAATATGTATTGGTTTCTGTGACAAAATCAGAGTAATATAATGTCTTGAATACTGAGTTTTCGTTTCTAAGACGAGTGGTCTTGATACCATACTTTTTGATGTACTCTGGCTCTGCTGCTGGAGCATTTGGTAATAGCATGAAGTCATGCACACGTAGGTCATGATGAAAACCAATCTCTAACATATAACCAAGATTATGTTTCCACTTTTCTACTGTATCACCTGGATTTCCTAGAATGGATACACCAACAAGAGGTATCTTGTTCTTAAACGCTTCGTTCAGTTCTTCTTGTAATTTGTCTTGTTTGATGTTAGAACGGTCGATAGCATCAAGCACATCATCATCTGTATGCTGATAGGATATTTGTGCACCGGTACACATGTCGGCATCATACAGAATCTTGTGAGCTTGGTTGGTAACCTCTTTCTTATTCTTTGCTGCTGAAAATTGAATCTCTTCTGGATAGCCTGTAGTTTTCTTTAGTTCTACTGCTCTTTCAATGTATTTAATATCATCTTTGAATATACCAAAGTTAGCATCGGCATTGAACACATAGGTAACACCCAGTTTCGAAAATGCTTCAAGATCTTCCATAACGGTATCTTCAGTCAGTCTACGGATCTTATCTGATGTGGCAGAACCCCAATCACAGAATGCACATTTGTATGGGCAACCTCTGTTGGTCTCCCACATTGTAAAAATCTTACCGTGTCTTTTTTTAATAGTTTTAGCTATCTGGTCATATTCATTCCAGTACAACTTATATGGTGACCGAAACTGTTTTAAAAAGAGACGCTTTGCTTTAACTTGATCTACAGGATTTTTAGGATCAACAAGCAGTGAGTTTTCTATAGGTAAACCATTTAATTTTTGATGGAGAACCTCTGCAAGAACATCTTCGCCTTCCCACGGAGTGATCCAATCACAGACTTCGTATGCTTTGGTATTCTGGTGTGGTCTGTATTGGGCTTGTGGTCCACCAGCAAGAATAAGGACATTAGGGTTTGCCGCTCTTGCTCTCTTGGCAATTTCAAGTTGTCGCTCTTCGTTCCAGACATAGAAAGATAATAGTAGTACATCAACATTTTTTAGGTCGTGTTCTTCTATGAGTCGATCCACGTCAAACCAACCTTCAATGAGAGGTGGTAGCCAATCTACTTTTGTTAAATCATGTTTACTTTGGTAATCACAATACTCTCTAAATCTGCCCCACGCATAGGGCAACCATATTTGCCTTTCCTCAGCAGCAGGATTGCAGTATAGGACTCGCGTCATTTTGTGACAATTTCAACATTCTTTGGTAAAGGAATCCTAGCTGTAGCGTGGTTATGGTATAAAACAAACTGTTTGTCTGGAAACTCTTCGAATAGTTTTACCCAAATAGGTCGCCAGTTATCAGCCAGCCTTACCTGATTTGTTTCAGACCGGTCACTATTTAAGTAAAAATCGGAACAGCTTTTAAGGTTCATATCAAAGATAGAATCAAACCCATACATATGAATCGTATCACAATTAAGCTTATCTGGATGACAAGCATATCGTGTAGCCATATGCCCACAGTTCCAGTCAGTCAGTGTTGGAGCATATGGTGGCTTTTCTGTAAAATAATCTCGAATTTGTGCACCCCATCGGATACGAAGATCTGGATTCATCTCAAGGTATTTGTGTGGTCTAAAACCTAAGATCCAATCACCAGGAATGGTAATTTCTCCCATATGCATAGCATGCATTATTTTAAAATCTACAAGACATGTTGCATATGCATTTTGAACACTGAATGGTGGCAAGTTGCATGTAATTTTAAGTCCTTTTTGGGGTTTATATCTTATAGCTTGGTCACCATTCCCAATAATATGTACTGTTCTAGCCATTAATTAACCTTTCAATATGCAGTTTGCCTTTTCTACCAGTGTGATGCAAAATAACTTTTTCTTTTGGTTCTGTTTTATCAGATTTTTGTAAACGAAGTACATTATATTTATTGGGTAAATCTTCAATAAGAGTCATTTTCATTATATCGTTATTACCAATCATATGGTGCAATACTTCTTGGTCTCCAGATTGCCTTGGTACAGCACATTGCTGTTCCCATTCTTTAAGTATTTGTGGTGTTCCTTCAAATCCTACCACACCAGAATTATGCCACTTAATATTTTTCCGACGAGTCCAAGGTTTATCTTCCGCCATGAGTAGTTTATTCGGTACAATATAATTCCATATACCAGAAATATCACCGACAATCTCACAATCAGAATCAATCCAGCATGTTTTCTCTGAGAGTTTACTCTGATGTAACATTGCTGCTGGTTTCTTGAACCAACCCCTTGCCACTGTTTTCAGTTCTACTGCACCATACTGCCCAGCCATATCAGGTGTCATACCAAAATCATATACAACAATCTTTTCTTTTTTATTATATTTTTTAAAATTGCTCATGAACCATGGCAACATCCACTGAGTATTCTTGTCAACTCCTGTTATAAATGTCCTCTCAGATAATGTCATAGGTTTCCTTATTGTATTTGTGCTTTGCCAAACACCCTTTCTCAACTTGTATTGTAGTAAAACTGTCATTGGCTTCTACAGGCCACGGATAATATTCTTGTAGGAATCTAAAATTATCCAGATTAAGGTAAATGTCTGTAGGTGCTGCATAACTTTTTGCTTTCTTGATCAAAACCTCAGCTGCTTGCCAAGATACTTGATAAGCATGTGCCCCACCAAAATATCTTTTGTGTTGCAATTCTTGCACACCCATAAACCTAGGAGTTACAAACTTGCCGTATGATGGCTTGCCAAATGTAATACAGCCTTTATAACCATGGACATCTGGAATTGTGTCTACTACCACAGCATCGTGTTCGAAAATCAGAACGTCGATCTTTTCTTTTACTGCTTTTTTCCACAAAGAATAGTGTGATAAAAATGCTGCCATGCAGTTTTCATGGCGAGAATATGGCTCAATAAATGCTTGTGGATTTATACCATACTCTTTCATAATCTTTTCTGGATTATTTTTTGGTGTAATTGCTTGCCACATTTCAATATCAAGACCATTCTTTTTACCAGACCTAATACATCTTTTGGCTACTTGAACGGACCTCTCATTATCCAAAATGGTAATAACGTATGCTTTTCTCATCGTATGTTCCTTGCCGTGGTTTCAAAGTCCCAACCAAATCTTTCAATGTCAAGACGATACCACTGCCTCACCTTTTCTATCTGTTCCTCATTATAATAACTGGTATAGTCATCATTGTAAATACCTTTGTTGTGCCAAGAATCAAAAGAGTGTCCTAAAGCTTTTTCGGCATCTTCTTTTAAATGTTCGAACCTTAAAATTGTTAATTCTTTTGCTTCAGTTAGCCAGTCTGTCTGTGAACCAAAATGATCATATGGGTGGTTTTTATAAAAAGTAGATGTTTGAACAAATAAATCAATTCCATCAATAAATTCATTAAAGGATATTTTTTCCCCTTTAGTATATTCACCTGCTCCACGCCGAATAAAGCTAGCCTCATGCTTTCTTGCATAATCTGCATAATTATATAGAGAAACTAATTTTGACCAAGGGTTTCTTATGACAGCAATTTTAGGGTGGCTTCTATATTCTTTTAGTAAATAACTTGCTGGAGCATGATGGATGGTTATTGGATTGTGATTAGGTGTGTGGAATCTTTTATCCAACATTCTCATATTCACAGGTTGTATTCGAGGTGAATCTTTAAGGCTTGTACCACCTGTTCTAGGTATGTGTATTAGAATAAATTTATTTGGATGTATGCGAATCAATTTTTTGAACCTTTGTATACCAAGGGAAAACTTGCTGTAACTTTCCTGGCATAAGTTGTTTACACATTAGTGCATCGTTGGGCCAAATACCATGTTCATTTGTCAGTTCAACAAGTTTTTTAGCTCCTGCTGGTTTAATTATATATGCAGAATTACCTGGTAATCCTTGTGGGACAGTTTTATCATCTATCCATGGAACGAGTGTAATATTAATACCATCTTTAGGTGGTTTAACTTTTGATTGAAACATTTCTTTAATTTTACTATCATATAATTTAGCTCTTCTTGTTGCTCCCATAGGAGAATTAAGTGCTAAAATGTCACCCTTGAATCTATCCTCAATAATACGATAATCAAATTTACGAGTAAATAATGCATCATGTTCTAGGATCATAATGGGTTTATCATCTTTAATACATTTGAGCCACAAATTGTAATGGCTCATAAAACAAGATATTCTTTTATTGATGTCTGCTGTAGGATATGCGGTCAATACCATTCCTGATTTCATATCAAACCTACTACCTTCAATAGGATATGTATATGTAATTGGAGGCAGAATAGATGATTTTCTAAACACCTTATCCATATTTTCTTTCAGATTTCTTGGTGTAACCGCATCATAAATAAAAGCATTTAAATTAGAACCAGAATCTTTAATTGATAACATACAACGTCTCGTAGCAACAGTTGATTCATGGTTATTAGTGATTGATATAATATAAGCATCCATTCTGTATTTTACTCTTTCTATCACTTTTTCAAGCGTATTATCTGGTTGATTAAGTGGAAGCGGTATCGTCATTTTCAATCATCATGATTGTACTATCAGGAACCCATTCAGGTTTACCGGTAGAACCTTTTCTAACTTGTCTCTTCTGCCTTACATCATATAACTGTGATTTATATCCAAATTTAATCTCATTTAGAAATTTTGCATAATCAGCTTTATTATAACGATCTGGGTGTTTCTTAACCCAAGGATTATTCATGTCTTGAAAATCCATAATATCAAAAGGCCAAATATCTTCTATAAAATACTTACCTTCTTTCTTTAGAAGTGGTGCTAGATGTTTAAATGTGAGTCTATTTGCTTCTGGCCAGTGGGCACCATCATCAATAATAATATCAAATTTCATATTTGGCCAAGCTTTCTGACACTGTGTTTTAATTAAAGGATCCATGGTATCACCTTTAATCCATTTAACTCGATCAGCTTTTAAAATAGGCAGGTCTTCGGGGTTAGTACGAACAAAAATATCAATGCCATAGATCGTAGCATTGGGAAAATATTCGTGTAGAGCAGCAGTGCTTTCACCTTTCCATATACCAATTTCTAAGATCCTAAGATCTTTTCTATTTCTAATTTTTTCAAAATGTGGCTCATATACTTCTTGATAAAAGTGTTTACGGCTACCCTTATCAGTATTATGTTTATCAAACAATTTTAATAAATCACTCATTTTAATCTCCAAATATTTTTTGTTGGGCCACTACCAAAATCATATCCAAATGTTTCAATATCATCTTTGTACCAATCACCAATAATATTTCTTGTTTGGGAAGTATATACATCTGTATATACACCTTTATTCATTGCAGTAACATTTCTTGCCCTAGACATTTCAGTAAGTTTAAAGTATGCCATTACATCTAAGTTATAGTCCTCAAAAGATAATATATCACATTTAATATTACCGCTTTCATCAGTCACATGATCAAGCGCTGGGTACCAACCTCTCACTGCTCGATGCCACATGTATTTTTTGTCACCCCATTTATGTCTTTCTTCAATAAAGGCTTCAAAAGAACTTACATCAGCATAAGATGCAGGTTGGCCCTTTTCTACTTCAATTACCTTTTTCGCAAAAAAATATCTTGAAACAACACGATCCCAAGGGTTTCTCATAATTGCAAAAGAACCATGACCTTCTACTACAGATCTTTTTAAGTCTCTCCAGCGTGCATGTTCATAGCCATGATGGTCTTGATTCTGTCTCATTGTTTTTAATACAGATTCAGAATATTCTTTAGACTTATGTATATCAGGTGTTGCAACCATGATTTTATGTTTTAACAAGGGGCTGTGCCTGATAGTCATACCACCATTTTTTGGAATATGAATAAAAACTTTTGGTAATCCGATCATATCTGCTCCATCAACTCTTTTACATTCTCACCTTTGTTAGGCAATTTATCCTTTAAAAAGAAATGAACGAAGTGACATTTTTTAATTTGAGTATTTGCCGTATATAGCCCGTTCCATTTCCAGTCCAAATGTTTGATGTTCATCTTCTCTTTACGAATCCACCAGTTCAGAAGTGTCTGATCTGTAGACCACTTCCAAGCACCATCACCATTAATGAAACCTTGAAATTCATTGCGCTGTAAAAACTCCTTTGGTGTCTGACCTTTGAGGTATTTGGCAAAGCTTTTATTCATTACCATGATACCCATGTTCATAAACTCACCACCACGTTCATTCCATTTCCAATCAATTTTAGGCAATGGTTTATATTGCATACGGCTATAATTTACAATCTTATTTACATATGCTTTTGTGAGTGGCATATCTCTTTCTACTACAGCACCGAAATCATAAGAAACAGATAAATCATCAAAGATAGATGGAGCACTGCTCCTGATATAAACATCAGCATCGATAACTGCGACTTGATCGAATCTGTCAAAATAAGCAAATGCATTCTCTTTTTCATATATTGGAAGAAATCCACCATATTTTTCATAACTCTCTTTACTCCTATTAGTTTGGAAAACATCAGGTTTAATTTTTAAGATAGGATACCTTTGACAGATATATTCTGCTCCTATACGTTCAGCATATTCTGCTACACTATGTGTACACCAATCATATAATTTAGATGGTTTGCCAGTGTAGACTTGATAAATCAATCTTTTCATGTTTTGCCTATTGTAGGTTTTGTTGTTCCTATATCAGGATTAATATAGTGCTTTGCACATATATTTGTGTCTATATATTCCTTTTTAAATTTACCTCTAGGGTACCACGGATCTTGCTTAGAATGTAGATACCCATCAACAGGCATACTGATTCGATTTATAAACAAAAACTCTTTTGCCATTGAAGGTTTAATATAGTAACCCAAAGCAGCTAGATTTCTATTGTCCTCAGTCATACCAAATGACCAAAGGCGTCGCTTTGTAAGGGTTTCTGGTAAATCTCTTGTCAACATGCAATCATGCTCAATAACTAATGCTGGACCTAAGTATGGTTCTTTATTACCGTCACTCACTTTGTGCCAACATCTATAGTGAGAATACCATATTGCTTTTTCTTCTGGCAACCACTTTCGTGTACGTTTTTTAGTATATTCTCTTTCGTCACTAAAAAACAAATAATCTGGCATATCATCAGGAGTGCTGGCATCTACTCTCATAATATTGGTGTATCCAAACTTATCAAAACTTTCTGCTGATTTTTCAGCATAGTATTCTGATATAGGATTGTTTGGTATTACAATTTGGTAAATCGGTATTGTTTTATCTATAGTCATTGAGATCAAATTCCGTACCATGCATTTTATAGTTTTTTCTATCATGGTTTGTATATACAAGAACCTCTGGATCATCAATCAAGAAATCACAACCTTTACAGAAGTCTGGAAAGTCTTCCATCTCGTGCTGCTTTCTCAGTTGGTTATAAGGCTCGCCATACCAAATCTCTTCAAGTGTGTTCGTGCTCATATGACCTAGAACGGCTTCATCATCACGTCCGAGGACTTGACAACAAGGGTGTACTGCACCTTTGTTACCATCGAGACCACCTGCTCGGATTACCACATCAGGTGAAAATGGTCTACCACAAGTTTTGAGTTTACCTTGCCTTGCATATTCTGGTTCATACACACCAGACCAGTTATGCATCTTCCAGATCTCGGTGCTAACTCCAGCACTTTCTACAATCTTTCTATACTGCTCAACTTCATAATCAATGTTGTTATTATCCAGAACAAGATGATAGGTAGCAACGACACAATCAGATCCTGTTTTGGTTACATACTCTTGCATCTCATGTAGGTTTTTAATCACCTTGCTAAAATATGGACTATTCATCCACTTGGCATAAAGGCTAGCATTATATCCTATAATAGAGAACCGAAAGAAATCACAACCAGCGTCGATAGTCTCGTTCATAAAGTTATGTGACATAAGTAAACCGTTTGAGAACATGAATGCTTTGGCACCATACTTTTTTACGATTTGGATGTATTCTGGCAGATTACGGTTCAGTGTGACTTCTCCAGAGCCATCTAGGTTTACCACATTCAACCCTGCTTCTGCACACTGTGCAACAGCATCTTCGAACTCGTCAAGAGACATTTTTTTGAGCCAGTTCTTACCACGTGCACCGTGTGTGCCATCTGGATTTGTTTGTGGACACATCTGGCAAGTGTAGTTACACCCACCATTAATTTCTATTACCGCTCTATCAATTTTCATATAATAAACTCATTCTTTGCTTTTGCAATTTAGCATTATATTTAGCTTCAATTATTTTATTATCTATATCATAAAAGTAACTAATTTTATGTTGCTCAACTTTTCGTACCTTGTATTTAACAGCATCAGGTGTATGAAATCCAGTAATAAGATCTTTGGTTAGAATAATCATTGGCTTCATTAAATTTTTTGCTACGTAGTGCCACATTCCTTCGTAACTAATAGCACACTCGCAGCTGGCAATATGATATAGCACTTCTCGGATTGGTGTTCTGTAATCAATAAATGTAACACTATAGCCTTGAAGTTCTATAACCTTTTTAATTTCATCCCACTCTTTCAGATTAAAAGTTCTTTTAAATGGTCTGGGTAAATCACCATTTAAAGCAGAATGCCAGATAGTGATTTTACCTTTCACTACTGGTATATTTAGGTCTCTAAAAGTCCAATCATTTGGTCTAATTCTGGATGGTCTTTTTTCACCTCGATTTTTTTCAGCACTCTTATCATATCCTATAAATTTTTTTGACCATAAAGAATAATCCTCAGAGCCATATACATTTACTACCTTTACATCAGTAGTATCACTACTATAAAATTTTAAAAGATATTCTGCTCTTTCTGGTAGTGTTTCAGGATCTTCAAAGTGATAAAGGTAATCTTCATCGTGAAACCATTTCACTTTTAATAACACAGGCTTTTGTATTACATGTGATCTTAAATGGGCGATATTATAGAGATACATAATATCGCCAGCTCCTACTGTTGCTCGACCAGTAATTTCTTGTTGGGTGTTAATCCATTTCCAATTATTACGGATTCTATTGCAAGTTATTAGATTTGGATTTCTCATAATTTGAATTTATTTCTATAATTAATTCGGCTAATTCCACTGCTTGTTTGCAGCCCTTACGTCGAGCATTACTTTTTTTACCTACAGTAAGAAACCACTTTAGATTATCTATAGTGCTTTCATGACGAATATCATCAGAAAATTTAAATGAACGAGTAATCTCTTCCCATTGGCTCCGTGCATTGAGAGCAATAAAAATATTTTGCACAATTATTCTCCTGTCAGATAATGATAAATCTCTTTCCAATTTTTCATTGTAGGAAGAGAGGTTCCCATATTATGACCATGCTCAACCAATATTGAGTCAAGCCCATATATATCTAAACCTAACTGAGCATTTTCTAATTTATCTTCAATCCAAGGCAAACCACTGTAACTATACGGTTCAAGTGCCTCGTCCTTATCTGCGCCAGTGTCAAGAAACACGAACTTTTCGAATGCAGTCTCACCAAAAAGTTTTTTGGTATTAGCAATACGCAACTCTTGTGCCTGAGGATCATTACTCAGAGAAGTAATCATGTGAAATACAAATCCATGTTTACGGTGTAAAAGATCAACATAATACATTGCATCACGTAAAGGTGGCAAGAAACCGATAGCGGCAGATTCATTAAACATACGAACGTAGTGCCGACTTTCTTCTTTCTCCATACCAAACCGTGAACCGATGTCATAATCAGTTTTATTTTCCTGTTTGAAACCTTTACGAGACATCCATGTGATAAATGCATACTCCCAGTTCATAAGGACACCATCGCAGTCAGTGAGGATCAGATTGTCACTATATTCATATTTCATTAAAAATCTTCCTTAATCATGATATTAGCCAAGTTTTCTGCTTGATATGATTTCAGTTTTAGCTTAGAACTTTTTGTTGTGGATTTTTTGATCCGAAGATCTTTTTCCATTGCTCGCACTTTGTGCTTACCTTTATTTTTGTTACGCGGATCATACCGACTGTATTTTGCCATTTTGATAGTTGCGCCTTCTCGCATAAGTTTTAATTTATGATTAATTATAACACATATGAGTCTATGTGTAAACCCTATCTTAACATTTCTTTTGTCATAATATATTCCCGAACAAGATCAGATCGTACAATATCCTTCCAGGTAAATTCTATCGTCTCAAAGTATGTTGTCTGATCTAAGATATTGAGAAACTCTATCAACCCATTTTTATCTCTTTCTTTTTCAAAGTCTGATTGGTAGTAGTCACCACAAAATATCAATTTACAGTTTTCACCAACACGTGTGATTACAGAATCTAGTTCATGAAAATTTAAGTTTTGCATCTCATCAACTAACACAACACAATTATCAAATGTGGTACCACGAATGAATGATGTGCTTAAAAATTCTGCTTTCCCTTGTAAAATTAATTTAGAATATGAATCACGAGTGTCTATAATTTCATCACATATGTCTGCATATGGTAGTGTATAAGGTGATTCTTTTTCCTCTTTTGAACCCGGAAGATAGCCTATTTCACGAGTTGGCACAATGGATCGAATTATAACAACTTTATCAATATAATTGTTCTTAGTGAAAACTGTCTCCAAAGCAAAATACATGCCAAGGTAAGTTTTACCAGTACCAGCGGAACCACTCAATACTAGGTTCGAACCTTCATCCCAGGCATCTTTAGCTTTTTTCTGATTATCGGTAAGAGCTTCAAACTCGTACATATCTGAAATTTTCATATTTTAATTGTGTTACCTCTACCAGAGTGCTTTTTAATCTGCTTCTTTAAATCAGTGAACCCATCAGGCACTTTCATACCACCACTTCTACCTGAAATGATTTTAGGTGTTGCCAGAATTTGTTTTACGTTTGGATCCTCGAGGATTTTTTGTAGGTCTGTCCACTTGCAGTTTACGTTCCACTGGACTCCCTCTTTGTTTTCTAGTGTATATTCGGGCATATGTATCCTTCCAACCTTGCCAATTTTCTTCTACATTATGTCTACTGGTTATAATCCAATCCTTGGATAAACTGCTATATGACTGTATATATCTTTTGCCAGAAGGTGATTCCATTAGACGTAACCAGACACCTGGTTTTTTAGGATCACCTATGATAACTTCATCAATCTTTTTTAAATCAAGATCAAGCAAACCCAACTTTTTTTTCGAATTTTGAGCAGGAGTTTTCTTCAATGTATTTTTTGATTTTGAAGTTCTTTTTGACTTTGGCATATATTTCCTTTTCTAAGGCATGTGCCTCGATTTCCCAGGGACGATCATCATATTCAACTTCTTGGGTGTTGTAGTGATCTTTCATCCATGCTACTTTGTATGAACAAGAAAGGCACCGCAACCGACGTTGAGCATATTGAGCAACATGCACAAGTTCGTGACATAGTGTACTGATAAGAACATTGAACGATTGTTTACCAGAGTAATTTAACTCGATGGTAAAAAATTTAGGAGATGCAGCATCATCTTCAAGACTACAATTTCCAAGAGTACCAGTTTTCTTGTATAGATCTTTTGTGACCTCTACGGTAATTTCAAGCGAATTTATCATTCGTTTCGAGACAAGACAATCCAGAGCAATAGAAGCTGTCTCTTTAATAAGAGCCTGCTGTTTATAACTCAAACGATATCCTTCGAAGTCTATCAAGTCAGTCTCCTCATTTAACATATAGACTATAACACAAATAAGAATGTATGTAAACACCTAATGTACAATATAATTATTATTTTATGATACATACATTTTAGGGGTTTACAAAACCAAAAATCCGTGGTATAATAAAGAGTCCACTTTTGAGGAGCAGGGTATACATGAAATATTTTATTAATGGAACAAGAAGAGGTCTTGGAAAGTATTGGATTGACCGATATCCAAAAAAGTGTGTTGCTACCATGGAAGATTGTGAGGTATTTATTAACAATAAACATGATGGATATCTACAAGTACATCGTCTGTATCAAGCAGCAGAATTAGGTAAACGTATTATCAATATAGGTTCTGCTGGATCTGACTGGACTAAAGGATATAAAAACAATTTCCGATATGGGCTCGAAAAGAAACAGTTAAGAGATGCCAATGATGCACTATTCTGGCAAAACGTGGACACAACCATTATTAACTTTGGTTATTTCGATACAGAAAGATCTGCACATAAGGATGTTCCAAAGATGAGTCTTGATTATGTCCACGATGTAATTATATGGGTACTAGATCAGCCCCATAGAATTAAAGAAATTACGGTCACTCCCTAACTTAAGTTTTTGACTTCTTGCATCTCAAATATTTGATCGTCTAAAAATTTTTGTTTCTTTAGAATTTTATACATACGGTCTGTTCTGCCTTGTTTCCTATATCTTTCTGCATAATAACCTAACTTTTTTGAATCTTTTTTTAAACGATCTATTTGGATTGATAACATGTAATTTTATCCTTAGTGGTTAATAGAAATGAAAAAGGGACGGACCACAAAAGTAGCACGCCCCAAAGTTAAAAAGTATTATCCTTTTTCCTAGTTACACTCATATAAGATTTGGAAATACCTCCTTTACAAGTTTAGGTGTGAGTCCAGTTGCTAGGGTTTTATCCTTATTAATCATTTTAACCACTAGCTCTGCATCTTGGGGATGAATTGATTCTAGTATACCCAAGAAGATCTTTTCTCTTTTATAGGCTGGCATTTTAGTACCTGGACCACCTGGTACAAAAAACTTCAACTGTTTGTGCTGTTTTTTCCAGTTTGAAGGTGCATTGTGTTCTTGACAAGGTGTGTATGGTACTTCGCCTTTTGGCAAGAGAAATTCAAGTGAGTCATCGAAGGTTCCCTTTATAAGATCCTTCATTGCCCATTCGTCTTTATTTTCAAGTAAGATATCTTTCTTAGCGGCTCTTGTTTTAGCCTTACTCACTGCTTCAAATATTTCATATATGTATCTCATTAAAAAAATTCCTCAACACTTTCTAACAATAATCTGCACCGTTTTTGAACAAGATAGGGAAAGATTTTACCTTTTAATTCCCAACGGTTATTCTGCGATTCAAAGGTATTTATAATTTGAAGTCTTGTGGATTCAGGCAAATCGTGTTTTTTATCGGTAAGTGAAACTAATTTCTCGTTACGTAGATAGTTCCGATATATTGTTTCCCCAAGAGATTTAGGATCCTCTAGTAGTGCTTCACGCTTTTTCTTGGATAGAGGTGTCTGCCGTTTTGATTCATTAATAAATGTGTCATCATCGGACAGTACATTAGGTACTCCATCACCTGGACAGCCTTTAAGGATATGTTCCATACGATAATCTTCAGCAGAAGGTTCTGCTTTGACAAATTTTTTAGTCACAGGCGAATACTGTTTCACATTATCATAGACCTGTAACTGTTTAAAATCATGGTCGCCTGATACGATCATTACGGGTTCGTATTTACCAAACTCTTGTGTCTGTTGGCATAGTGTAGCAATAACATCGTCCGCTTCACATCCCCACTGGT